TTTTTTTGCGCGCAATTTGTAGGCAGTCCCCTACGGTTTGGGCTTAAGGAGCATTAGCGCACTTGATCAGCGAGACACGGCGGCGCTTGAAAGAATGGGGCACATGGGCAAGGGATGCGGAGCCCTCGCTATCATCGATGTTCAAAACCATTTTTAACGGGCGCGGCGGGCGTGATTTGCGCGAATTACCGGCGCATATCGCGGAAGTTGACCACCTCGTTTGTTGCGCGCCGCCTGATATTCGCATCGTCCTAATTAAGTTTTACGGCACGGGCGGCAGCTACTACGAAAAGGCGCAAGCGCTCGGCATTGATAAGCGCACCTTGAAGCGCCGCATAGACCGCGCCGACTATTACGCCCATTCGATACTTGACGCAATCCCACAACAAAGCGTATATCAGACGCACGATGGGCATATCAGCCCTCCCGCCCATATCCCGAAGGGCACCGCCGCGCGATTCTTGCGGCATATCACCCAAGAAACTTAAAACCTATTTAGGAGCGTTGCGCTATGAATTCAGGCGAAAAGGAAAACAAGGCGAGCGAAAAGGGCGAAGCGCATACGCACCGTAGTGCGGGCTCCGAGTCTATTCGCTCAGAGGAACATGTGGGCTCATCGGGTAGCCATGGCGTGCGCTTTAAAATGCCTAAAGAAGTAATTGACCATTCGTGCGTAAAGAAGCTGTAAGGAAATGGCTAACCGTCGCGATACGCCTTACATGGGCGCGCTCAATAGACGCGATATGAAGCGCGAACCGTCCCGCGCTAAGTTTGATCGCATATACGCGAAAATGCATGAAAAGGTAGGCTCGCCGGGCGGCACTGGCACGCAATACGATATGCCAAAGGACCATGAAGTGTCGGACCATTCAAAGCCACGGGATCAAAAGTGACAAACCGCTTTAACACCTCAAGCGGTAAGGCTCACCCCGCCATGGTGATCGACGGCGCGGCGACCGTGGCGCGCGTCATGCGCAAAGCCGAGAAGCCGCAAGGCACCTCGACGGGGCGCGGGATTCGTTTCTCTATTGAAGAGGGCAACCGCGCGAAGCGCATCGATCATGACGCAGCCCCAAAATAATCAGCGCTCGCTGTCTGACTTGGTGTTGAAAATGTTGGGCGGGCGACGCCCAAAGCCTAACTATCAAGAGGCTCGAAAGAAGCGAGCGTGAAAAGTGGCGTTAGGCTTAAGGACAAGTCCCTCAATTTTGTCCAAGGCCAGATTAGACCCTTACGCGAAAAACTCGTTATTAGACCCCTGTCCCCTGCGCTGTCGCAAACCATTGCGGCAGATTGGAACGGTGAGGCCGTGCGGGGCGAAGTTGTTGCGGCAGGGCCCGGCACCTATCCCCGTATTCATGAAAAAGGTTTTAAAGACGGCAAGCCCTGGCGCACCGTGCGCGACCTTGCCGCCTTTCGCCCCTGTGACGTAAAGGTGGGGGATATCGTGCAATTGGGCGGCATGGAATTGGGCGGCTATTTGTGGCCGCACATTCTGATTAATGGCATAGATCACATTCTATGCAGCGAGCAAGATGTAGCGGGCATTGAGTATGACGGTACCGAAAACCCGCATAACTGAGCAGTTAGCAAGATCGGCGGCCAATGCCAAGGCGCGAAGTCTCGCGAACTTAAAACCGCTTAAACCCGGCCACGGCAATACCTTTTTTGTGCGCCCGGTTACCTCGCGCAACCGCTTACAGAATAAATTTTTATCCGCCCTTGCGGATGATTTTGAAATGCACGGCAAGCGGGCGATCGAGCGCGCGCGCATCCAAGACCCCATGGGGTATGTAAAAGCGGTGGTGGCGCTCATGCCTAAGCAATTCGAGCAAACGACACCACTACAGGATTTAACGGATCAAGAACTTGAGCGCGGAATCGAATTCCTTAAATCCAAACTTGCTATTAGCGATGGAAAAGGAGATAGAGCGCCGCCGCTCATTGAACAGACTAACGGAGTATCGACCGTACCCAAAACAGATTGAATTTCACCGCGCCGGTTTAGATTACCGGGAGCGCTTGCTAATGGCGGGCAATCAACTTGGTAAAACCTTGGGCGCGGGCTTCGAAACCGCTATGCACCTCACGGGGGAATACCCGCAATGGTGGGCGGGACGCCGATGGGGACGAGCAGTTGTCGGATGGGCGTCTGGCGTTACTGGCGAGTCAACTAGAGACAACCCACAACGCATATTGCTCGGTCGTCCTGGCGCCTTGGGGACGGGAGCGATACCGAAAGAGAAAATTATTGATACCAGTGCATCGCGTGGTCTTGCTGATGCGGTTGATACAATCAGGGTCCGACATAAGAGCGGCGACGTATCAACGCTGCAACTTAAGTCGTATGAAAAGGGCCGCGAAAAGTGGCAGGGAGAAACCCTCGATTTCGTTTGGTTCGATGAGGAGCCCCCGGAAGATATTTACACCGAAGGGCTTACGCGCACTAACGCCACGGGCGGTATTAGCTTTATCACCTTTACGCCCCTTTTGGGGATTACGGGCGTTGTGCGCCGGTTCATTATTGATAAGCAGATCGGCACGCACGTTACACAAATGACGATTGACGATGCGGCGCATTACACCGATGCGCAGCGCGCAATGATTATTGCGAGTTACAAGCCATTCGAGCGCGACGCGCGCATAAAAGGCATTCCACAACTTGGGAGCGGGCGCGTGTTTCCAGTCAATACGGATGATATTTCGGTGGCGGGGTTTTCAATCCCCGATCACTGGCCGCAGTTGGGCGGCATTGACTTTGGGTACGATCATCCAAGCGCGGCGGTGCGCATGGCGTGGGACCGTGACAATGACATTTTGTATGTCACCGCGACGCACCGCGCGCGCGAGCAAACGCCCGTGATGTTTGCGGGCACCGTGAAGCATTGGGGCGCGTGGTTGCCGTGGGCCTGGCCGCACGATGGCTTGCAACACGATAAGGGGTCGGGCGTACAGCTGGCCTCGCAGTATCGCGACAATGGTTTAAATCTTTTCAAAGTGCGCGCGACGTTCCCGGATGGCTCCTACGGTGTAGAGGCGGGAGTAACGGAAATGCTTGAGCGCTTTCAAACCGGGCGTTTGCTGGTGTTTTCGCACTTACGGGATTGGTTTGAGGAGTTTAATTTGTACCACCGCAAAGAGGGGCTCATCGTAAAACTTAATGACGACCTGATGAGCGCGACGCGCTACGCCATGATGATGCGGCGCTTTGCGTGCGTGCAGACAAAGAAAGTGAACGCGCCGCGCTTTAGTCAGGCGAGCGCGGGCGTGCGCAATGATGGCTTAGGCTGGATGATGTAGTTGGCCTTTCAGCTTATCGATACGGGCACGTTTCCAAACGATGCCACGGGCGACCCTGCGAAAACGGCTTTCCAAAAGATAAACGCGAACTTTGCAGCAATAACCGCGTCTTTAGCGTCGCAAATCAGTTATACGCCACCCTTCACGGGCTCAGTGCAGACAACTGTTGGGGCGAAGCTAGCGCAGACGGTTAGCGTGCTGGACTTCGGGGCAGACCCTACGGGCGCGACAGATAGTTCGGCGGCGATACAAGCGGCGCAAGTGACCGGCACATTCAATATAACAGACGGGATATATAAAACAAATACAGCGCTTACCGGCCCTTATTCTTTCGTCGCCGAAGGTACCCCCTCTTATACGGGGACTAATCCGCTGCTAGCTTGGACGCCAGGATTCGGGGGTGTATTGCAAGTTGCATCCGTAACCGCTAATGGTCAGGGAACCAATGCGTTCGTTGCGGTGATGCGCAACAATTTGGCGGCAAACTTTACTTCTTTCCCAACCGCCGTAACCGCTATGGGTCGCAATGATAACGGCGGAAATACCGTTTTTGGTATTTATGCGCCCGCCTACCAATATGCAACTTCGGGCGTTGTCACGGGCGCCGAAATAGATTCCTTCAATATGACGGCTATAGGCTCATCGAACTTACCGCCGAATAGGGCAATTGGAACACCGCAAAATGTTGCGGTTGCTTTGACGGTCGCTGCTGGTGGAAGTTTCCCAAGTTCGATAGGTGTTCAGATTTGTAAAGAGGGATCGAGCCCGCAACAATTCTTAACGGGGTTATACGTTAATCCAGATGCGTGCACTAGTTTCGGCTTGTTTGTTGACGCATCTTCTTCTAGCACCATGACACTTTCGACACTTATAAAGCATAAGACCGCGAGCGGGTGTTCGCAGT